AGTTGTTCCAACAACATTAGTTACTGCTACCTCAGCAGTACCTGTAGCACTTTCTTGTCCAATAGCACCTGTTCCTGCATTGCCTGTAACTCCAACTAAAGCAACACCTGTAGCAGTTGTAGTACCTACAGCACCTGTAGCATTAACTCCTGTTTCTGCTACATTTGCGTCTCCTGTTGCTACTAAACTTCCAACAGATGTAGTGCCTGAAGTAACGCCTGTAATACTTACAGGTAGTGGTTCACCAAAGGTTAGTTGACCCCAAGTGCCTCTACCCCAACCTGTAATCTGTGCCATAAGCTAAATTAAGCTATTCTTATAATAGCATTTGATGCATCAGCAGTAGGAAAAGTTATAGTAAAACTTCCTGCTGTAGAGGTTTTATCCCCACCAAAATCAAAAACGGCAACTGCTGGATCTCCTGATGCAGAGTCATTAAAAATCATGCATCCTCTAGCTGTAACCGTAGCTGTACCAAAAGTTAAATCAGCAAAATCAGTGTACGCAGTTGTACCAGAAGTGGTTGGGTTTATTCTTGTTAAAGCAGCTCCTTTTGCAGTGTAATTAGTACCAGTTGCTTCGTTTGTTGTTACATATGCAGTTGTGGAAGCACTCATAGTAGCACTACTAGTGTACAGTGCTAAATTAAAAGTGTTTCCTCCTGAAAGTAAAAAATTGTGTTTTGCTTCCATCAATTCTTTTTTAAAACTTGTGCACATTGCTTGTGTTATAGCCATTATAGTCTCCTTATTATATTTGCTAGGTCTTTATGACCTTGTTGTTCTAATTGATTACATATTGTACAAATGTGGTTTTTTACCGCTTCATGCATATAATACATAATTATTTTCTTACATGCATCTTTAAATGCATGAGCTTGTGCCCTTATGGGTGCAGGAGCTTGATCACCTACAGAAACTATTTTATTAACTGTCATTTCAGCAATTTCTTCTATAGTGTGCCCTCTGTTTTGTGTTGTTTTTACACTTAAATCATTAATTTTTGTTTCTGATTCTAATGAAAACATTTTAATATTCTCCTGGTTCTACAGGATTTAATTTTAAATCATTTCTGTTAATTATACCAACAGGTTTATTTACAGGTTCCATTTTTATTTCAGATAAAGCACAAACACTCATCTCTTTACCGTCTTGATAAGCTACTTTTGGGTCTGTTAATCGATGATAACCATATAGTTTTTCTTGTATGGGAATATCCATATCTAATAAAGTTGATCTAGGAGCTACTTCTATTTGTATACCTGCGTCTATACACTTAGATAACCAAAACTCTGTGCAAGATCTTCCTGCTTCTGCAAAGTGCATATTGCTCCTATATGTAAAATCAATACCAAAAAGAGACAGTTTACCAACTTTGCTCCATAAAGCAAAAGCTATCGCATATGGAATTGTGTTATTAAAATAAGAACATCCTAAATCATGAATAATTAACTCTATAGGGTATTCAACAGCAGCAGGAACTCTATCATCTAACTCACACGTATAAATAGGAAAATTACATTTTGGTAATTTCTTTCTCATCATGGGAGTCATTGTTCCAGCATCTTCAGTGTCTAAAAACCTGCTCATTGGATCTAGAATAAATGCTCTGTCTATGTTGGGTAAAACACCTATCATTGCGTTTATAGCCCAAATTTCATCAAACTCTACACTGTGTGTTTGAGAAAGATGAAAGTCTATTTGACTTTGACCCATAGCAACTATTGCAACATTTTTACCTTCTAGTTCTTTCATTGTGCTTGTGTTTGTATTTTAATTTGATCATTCCTTGCTTCATCTCGTATGTCTTTATACTCACCTAAAACTTTTAACATGGCTAAAGCTTCTTGAAACTTTTGTTCATACAACATAATAGTATCAGGAGCTTCTTTCATAAACACCGCTCCTTCTACTAAACAACCATACAACATGGCGTTTGGAGCATTTTCAGAAAGCCAACTTTTATTATCCGCTCCAACGGTTGTTAAGGAAGCAGGACGATAATTATAATGTAGTTCAAAAGTAAACGTTGTAGAAGGGGTAGGAGCTAAAATAAAAGTATTTTCATCAAACTGTGCATAATATTTAGGAGTTCCTGTGGTTGCTGCTGCAGGAGTATAGTCTCGAATCCAGGAGACGTGTTTTAATAATAAATAATTATAGTTACTACTGCTGTCTATTACAGCTAAACTAAAAGGAGATAAAAAATCAGAAGGCATTGCTAAATAAGTATTATCCGCTGTTGCTGATCCTGTTGAGTTTTTACGAAAAACAGGAAGTTGAACTGATTTTAAAATCTTTTCTTCAGTTGTTTGAATAAAAGTGTCTAAAGTATTAGTGAACGTTGTTTCACTATTATCTAAATAATTTCCTATTGCTGTCTTTAACTCACTGTATGTAAATCCTGCCATTATGTTGTACTCACTTCTAAATTACCAACAGATCCTGTTCCAAACTCTCCTTCAAATTTACTACCAATCGGATCGTCTGTAAATGTCATTGTTCTTGTTCCGCTAGGACTGGTCGCACTGGCAATCACTGCTGTGGAAGGATCTATGGTAGTAACAACACCTAAACCTGATTGAGGTAAAGGTACGTCTGGTCGCGGTCTCCAAAGCTGTTCTGCATCAGATCCAATACGAGGCGGATCTAATTGAGGGTGTTTAGGCTCATAGCATTCGTTACAAACTCTAAAATTTTCCCAATTTCCTTTTGCTTCTTTATACGGATATCTAAATCCGCAAGTGTCACAAATAAAATAAGCATATTTACCTGATGCGTAAGCCATTAGATATACTCTTGTTTAGGCACTAACCTTATATTAGAACGGTCTTCGTCGTATCTTAAAGCGTTTGCTAAATCTCTTTCATATAAATCTTGTATAACTGGGAGTTTTTGAACATTTTTCTTTATACATAAATAATAAGCTAACCCTGATACTAAACAAGGCATAAACCTTGTGGGTATATCTACGTCGTTAACAGAGGTTGAAGAATCCTCTATTGTACGCCAAACATAGTAAATGAGTTTGTCTGTTGAGTTCTCGGGCGTAGGATAAAGATGAATAATAGGAGATTTCTTACGTTCTAACCAAAACTCTGTAGAACGTGCTTTAGTCGCTTTATTAGGAACACCTACATATTCGTTTCGATCTATTCTATCTAAAGGATAATCTGTAACAATATCATTCACTGTTCTTTGAATATAGGCGTCTAAAATATCTATATCATAAGAATTGAAAGTGTATTCGTTAGTTCCTTCTGTAAGGGTAAGCTCTACTTTAGTAACTTCCCACATTTGAATACCTCTGTTTGACCAATCGGCAAACATTATATTCATAGAACGACGAGCTGTAACAGCATCATATGACGTACGAGCTTCTAATCCTGCAAGTTCGTACGCCTCTTCGATTGCGGTCGCTACATCTAAACTAAATGTGCGAGTTCCTGAAGTAGCCATTATTAATAACTTTTAATAAATTCCGCTACGATTGTATAATGATCATGAGCGGTATGACCGTGAGTCGTTAAATCCACATCACCGTTTATGCCACTACCTGCATTATTAGAAATACCACCAAACTCTCTAAAGTCAAAATGACCGTTTTCCACGCCTGCTGCAGCACTTCCTCCTAGAACAAGTGCAACAACGTTAGACGTTGCATTCCATTCAATAGCAACTCGCATACCTCCTAGATCGTACCAAATCTGAGTAAGGGTGATTCTTGAACACGTATCACCCTCACTATTGGTATTTAACCCAGAAACATCTATTTTTTCAACAGATGCTTCTCCCGATCCATCAGATATATTAGTAAATTTATAGACTAGTTTTTTGTCATTATCAATGATTTTTTGACTTGTAACTGCATCTGCCATAAATTACTCCGTTTTTAGCCTAAGTTCATATTAATTAATGAATACTCAGTGTTAGCTGAAACAGCCATAACATCACCAACTTCTTGTAAGACGTTATCTGTTGCTGGAGCTACACCACCTGCTGTACCACCTGAACGAACTGCTGCATTACCTACAACTAAAGTTCCTACAGTTAATAGTGCTGCTGGTCCTTTTATAACAGCCCAACCATAATAGTCTGCTGTCATATCGATAACTGTAGCACCCATCAATGCACCTGTTTCTGCTGCTGGAGCAACAATTAGGTTAGTGTTTGGGTTCTCTATTAAAGATAACTGTGAACTGGTTGTTAAAGCAGTCGCTAAATCATCATAACAAGTAATAACAACTGAAGGATCAGCTGAATGATCATGAGCAGGATTAGACTTAACTCTAAGACATTGCCCTTCACCATTTACATCGTTTACCCAAAGGTAACCACCTGCATATTGATTAAGTGTTAAATCAGTACCGCCTGTTTCAACAGAGATTGCAGTTTCACCTGCATCTACTGCTGCTGTTGCTGTCATATTAGCATGATCAGAAACAATAGCTTTATGTTGTAATAACTTACCTGCTGTTACTGCAGTTCCACCTATTTCAACATAACGATAAACATTATTACCATAAATAAGTGTTGAACCTAATGGAAATAATTGTGTTGAGCTTTCGCTAAAAGGATCAACAGTTCCATACTGGCTTCCGCCTTTACCAATAATTAAGTCAGCAGGTCCATACCCTGTTGCTGCAACATATTGAATATGTCCACCATCATCAGTAAAAATATTACCATCTGCATTGATTACTAGACCGTCAGTGACCGCCCCTGTTGCTGCAGTTATATCAATGGTTTTAAAACCATTTTCGGACCTAACTGGTCCATTAAAAGTTGAGTTTGCCATAATTTCCTCCTACGGAAATAAGTTTTATCATCTCGGCTTGTCTGCTAGGTCAGTTGATAAAACAAGTTAATGAATTCCTAGTTCCTTGATTGTATATCATCCATTATAAAAAGAAAAGGGGAACCGAAGCTCCCCTTTAATTTATTCAAGTTAATGAATTAAGCTCCTGGTGAGCCAAAAATACCTCTCCAGTCACTCCAACCAAAGCTATAACGTTCTCTAGCCTTGTATCTTACATTACCAGTTTCGAAGTCTCCTTCCATACTAGTAGATACAGGTGTTCTAACGAAATGTTTAAGTCCGTTAGGAACATCAGTTTTGATGAAGAAAGCGTCAGTATCTGTTAGATAGTGATTTACAACATAGCCTTCTGAGATCATTCCCATATTCTTAATTGCATTAATATCATTATCTGAAGTACCAACTCTTCCTGGAGTTTCCATGAGTCTATCGGCTACAAACTGCAAAGCAGGTGGAATAATTAATTTCCTTGCTTGTGCATTAACTTTAAGATTTCTTTCATCTTTGAAGTCAGCGATGTCAATCAACGCTTGTTCAAGTGAAGTTTCATTAAGGTCAGCAGCTGTAGATAGCTCATTTTTCAAGTCAACATTCGCAACAGTTGGATGGTCTGTAGCACAAAGCTCTTTTCCATCACCGCCAACGTAAGATGAACTAAAAGCATTGTTTAAAACATTAGCTGCTTTAACTTGCTTAGTTTGTTGCATCGAACGT